GGACTTAAGGCCCGGACCAGGTGCACGCTCCACTTTCGCCGTCGCGTTCGCTCCGCTAATGACCTGATCCGATTGAGGATCCAGTGCCGGCAAACTACCCAGGGCCGCTTGATCCTCTTGATCCACATGTGAGCTGTTGTTCTTAGTCATTGAACGCTTGCTCAGGGTTGAATTCTTTTTTAATTCTTTATAATATTTTGGGTGGTGCCACATGTTAATGAGCCTTGTATGATATATTTTTTATTTCAGAATTCCAGCACATTCTGCAGTCTCTGCATTCATTGTCTTGCTGTGATGCTGGACAAACTTTTGACGTTGCGCCAAACCAAGGCTGATCCTTGGTGATAACGCTTGAGCTGTTGGGCCACGACTTAGGCGCCAATTGGTCCATCATTGGCGCGCTGAACCTTATGACTAAATTGTTAGGCTTTGCTGTCAGGTGATCCTTTATCCATGCTTCACGAGTCGGTAACCAGTGACGCTTAGAAGGTGTCAACCTGCAGACTTCATAAATTTTTTGTAAGTGGTTCAGGTCCTGGACGTCGCCGCTATCATGCCATCTAAATACATCCGGCTTCTTGCTGTTGATCAGGTGAGCCATTGCCTGAACCCAGAGCGGGCTCTTGATGGCTGCCAGCCTTCTGTATTGTGCATCCTGAACAACCTTGAACACGTAACAGCCTTTGAGCGCGTAACAGTCATAACAGACGCTGCCCTTCACAGCTCGCAGCTTGCCGCCAGTTTTGCATTCCTTGGCAGGTAAACCAATTGACCAGCCAGGCATCTTTGACGGCTTGCTCAGGCTGCCTCCTATAATTTTTAATGCTTCACTTGTTTTCATAATTCTTTCTCCTTTAATTTATAGGACACTGTAACAGAGTACAAGTCCCTTGTCAAGCTTGCAGCTTGACGCTTGCAGCTTGCGGCTTGGTGCTTGTAGCTCGGGCCCTGATCCTCGAGCCAGCGCGCATGCTGCAGGTAAACGCGGGCCATTGCTGGCCCGGGTCTTCTACTCACCTAAATTACTCTCTTCCCATCTCTTTTTAGACTCTTCCTGGTCCTTTTTCACTAGTCTTAGAATCTCTTCCAAAGTGTCCGCTACTCTTTTTATTTCATGTATAACATCAGTCATGCCGTATACTCTATTTTCTAAGTCTTCTATTTCTTTTAAGTTTTGCATTCCTTCATTCATAATTTATCCTTTCTAAATTCATCCTATCATATCCCGGACCAGCTGTCAAGCTTGAAGCTTGAAGCTTGGAGCTTTTTTTTCTCGCTCGCTTCGCTCGCTCGACCAGTGAGATTGAGGCCGGCGTGCTTTGTTTTAATAGCCCGGGCAACAGGCCTATCACTGTATCCAGTGCTCACTGATCCCAGGTCACCTAAAGCTAGTACGCGCCAGCTCTATATAGATGCATCTATCTAGATGACCAGGGATCAGTACTAGTGGCTAATAGGCGGTGCAGGTCCATAGCTACACCCCTGCACAGCGTGACTTCGCTTACAACCTAGAATATAGCCCAGAAAAGTCCAGGCGCCCTATACTAGTTCTGATCCCAGGTCCATCCAGCAAGGTCACCCGCAGGTGACTTCTCCCTGTGGTTGCAGGGCCGGATAGACCAGGGATCAGACGGTCCAGTTGGTGAATTTGATGAATTTGGACTAGACCGTTAATCCCAACTTAATAAATGAATTAACATTTATGTATCGGCGGTTCCCCCAGATAATTATGATGACTGGGGGACACCTAGTTTATTTGGCAGATTGCATAATCTCTGTAATAAACTCATAAATCAAATATAATGCTTGACTATCCTATTGTCAAGTGCTAATTTCCGATTATGCAAAATAACATACAGGAGAAAAAAACAATGACTAGAATAAGACTAAATCAAGAGTATCGTAATAAGATTGCAAATCGTATGCGAGTACATCTTGAACAAGAAGATACGCAAGAAAAAAGAAAGTATGACGAGTTGAAAGGACAACAAGTTGACTTGAATGACAATGCGTGGAAAGTTGCAGAAAAAATTGTTAGACGACATTATACTTTAGATGATGTTGAGAAAGCATATTATCTGCAAAATAAATTTGAAAATGTTTCAACTATTGCAAAAGATAGTTGCTTTCATTTTCATTATATGGGCGAGAAAGAGGAACGAGATTATGACAACAATGTTAAGATTGTTCCAGCTACTATTGAGAAACATTTTGACTTTAGATTAAATGGGTCAATGGATATTGATAGCAATAGCAATTATTCAAATAATAATGAATATGGTTATGCTTTGTTTCGTGATGAACTAAAAGCCCAAGATAATTGCAACCCAGATATTTTGATTGAACAAGAGGGTAAAGACAACAACCCACATAAAACAAAATATGTTGACAACAATAATAAATATCTTGGTAATGATGATAGTGGTTATGGCAAACAATGGAATGAAAAATATCAATTAGATTTAATTGGTAGAGATTATTGTAGAGATAGGTCTATTGCTTGTAATGAACAAGAGTTTATGATGTTGCAAAAATGGAAACAAGTAAAAGGTCAATTTGTTGTTGCTCATCAAAAATGGATTAAATCTATTTTAGACCAGATGAAAGAAATTAAACTTGGTTTAAAAGGTTATAAATATCTTGATGAGGCAATAGAACTTGCAACAGAACTTGGTTTAAATATTTCTGACGCAGAAATAATTAGAACTAATAGTACAGGGCTAGTTATCTATAATCCTAAAAATCTTGCTGAAAGAATTAAAGGCATGAAAAATAAGAATGTAGATAGAAAAGCTAAAATTGAGGCAAGACTATTGTATGAAAAACAACAGGCAGAAAATAGTTTAAATTAGACTATTGACAATTATGGGATTATCTTATAGGATAATCCCATTAACTTATACAGGAGAAATAAATGACTAAAACATTTTATATAACTTATTGGGCTAGTAAGCACAAAAAACATATTACTAGACAAGGCAAACATGACGAAAAAAGCAGATATGGTGTTGCTAAAAATGGAACACCTTATTATGTTTATTATGATTTAGACGCACATGGATATAGAACTGCGACTACATCATGGAAAGTGAGGCATTAATGATAGATTATAATCTAGTCCTATACATTGGTATAGGACTTATCGTTTTTGGTTTTATTTTATTTCTTGTTGCAACACACTTTCAAAGACAAGCAGAAATAAAACTTTTTAAACTTCAACAATTAGAGAAAGCATTTAGAAAGGCAAAAGAAAATGAGCGAGTATAATTGGTGTCATGGTCCAAATTGCCATACTCAAAAAACACAATCAAGAGTGAGAGGCAGTAAAGGAAACAAAGTATTAAGAACTATTAAAATTGGTTTAGGTAATGATAATTATAGAACTCGTTATCCAGAATATTCTATGTGGCAGTATTTTTGTAATCAATCTTGCTTAATGGATTTTATTAGAACTCACTTACAATCTATTGTTGCAATAGCACCAAGACGAGAGCCCCTTGAAACACCAATCAAGGACCCTGTAAAAGACTCATCAAGGTATTATAATCAATGGACCATTGAACAAAGAGATTGACAATGATAGACTTATCCTATATCATCCCAGATATGACTACAGACATAAACACAAAAGCATCTGAGTTTAAAATCATCAAAGATAAAAAAGATGAGCCAAACTACAAAGAGGTTTCAAAATTTGTAGGTGGTATGGTTGAGTGTGTGCAGTTTCCAAATGGAGATTTATTACTACTCAATGAAGAGGGCAAGTTAATGCAACTGCCTTTAAACCCAGAAGCAACTACATTGTGGAGAGCAACCTTTACAAAAGATAAGTATGCATTTGGATACGATGACTTTGTAGTAGGTCCCGCAATTCTAATAAAAAAAGACGCCCTTAACACTTGGGCTAACTAACTCTCTTGCGGTGGCGCTAACGCGCCACCGCGCACACAAACTTTATACAATCAATAGAGGTACCAAACCCAATCCCAATCACGTTTAAAAACAAAAGACCACTTCCCTTTAATATAAAAAGGGGTCCCACTACTCTAGGTTGTAAAGCTTGATTTAGACAGATAACGATGGTAAAAAACATCTTCACTGTTAAAAAGGTGCAAAAAATTTTAAAAAAATTTTTTATGAAACAAAATATAGATATAAATAAGCTACCTTCTGAAGTTAGAGCCCAATACAAAAGATTTAAAGTTTTACATGCTGAGAAAAAAATTCAGCGAAAAGCAAAAGACGACTTTATGTCTTTTACAAAAGCTGTTTGGCCCGAGTTTATAGAAGGCGCACATCATAGAGTTATTGCTAAAAAATTTAATGATCTTGCAAATAAAAAAATTAATAGACTAATTATTAATATGCCACCAAGACACACTAAATCTGAGTTTGCATCTTACTTATTACCAGCATGGATGGTGGGCCGTAATCCAAAATTAAAGATTAT